TAGGAGAAGCTGAACTACTTAAGACAATGTTGTATGTTGGTGAGTTTGCAGAATTAGCTCAAGCAGTTCAAGAATTAAGTGGATTAGATACAGATATAAATGAGGAGATTGAAGAAGTAAAAAACGCATAAAGCAAGGTGATGCCGAGTTTAACTTGGCTCACTTTGCTCTTCAGAAACTTCACATTTTACCTTCTGTTCTAGCTGAGATTAGCGATAGAGAGAGGGCATTTATTTATGCAAGTATTCAGCTACGTATCGAAGATGAGAAAAAAGAAGCTGCAAAAATAAAAGCCACCCGAAACAGAGGCCGGAGAGGGGGCAGGAGAAGATAATGGCTACATTAAAGGCAATGTTCAAGTTGTTTGATGGGTATTCATCTACCATAAGCAAAATAAATAAGAAAACTGATGAGGCTACAAATAAAATATTGAAAGCAAGTGGCTCTACGGATAAATTCAATAAAAAGTTGGAGGCTACAGGTGCGAGTGCTAATAAAGCAAGTGCAGGCTTAGGTAAATTTATAAGTGTAGCCGCTTTAATAGCTGGAGCAGTTAAGGGTATGAACATAGTAGATGAGTTCACAAATACTGCTGCTAGATTGAACTTAATTAATGATGGATTGCAGACACAGGCAGAACTTCAGGATAAAATATTTGCAGCAGCCGAACGCTCAAGAGGCGCTTATAATGACATGGCCGACGCTATTTCTAGGATGGGTTTACTTGCCAAAGATGCGTTCACTTCAAATGATGAGTTGATAGCCTTTACAGAGCTTGTACAAAAATCATTTAAAATTAGCGGGGCTGATACATCAGAACAGCAAGGAGCAATGCGACAATTATCACAGGCCATGGCATCAGGTAGGCTCCAGGGCGATGAATTAGTGTCTATAATGGAAAACGCACCAATGATATACGAAGCGATAGCAAAATATATGGGATTATCAAAAGGAGAGTTAAAGAAGCTGTCATCAGAGGGAGCGATAACTGCGGATATAATCAAAAATGCCATATTTGATTCGGCAAAGGATATAAATGAGGCGTTTGAAGATATGCCTATGATATTTGGAGATGTTTGGACTAGTATTAAAAACGGAGCCTTACAAGCGTTTAGTCCTGTAATTGAAAGAATTAATAAATTGATTAATACTGAAAAATTTCAGCAATTTGTGACAAAGTTAATTAGTGGTTTCAGTCTTGCTGCTGATACTGTTAGTTGGCTCATAGATGTGATAATTAATGGTTGGGATACAATAGGTCCGATATTGGCGGTTATTGGAGGAGTTATGCTTACTGCTATTATTGCTAAGATATGGGGCGTAGTAACTGCTTTATTAGCTCAAGGAGCGGCTACCCTAGCTGCTCTATGGCCTTTATTATTAATCATAGGTGTAATTGCTATTGCCATATCTGCAGCCCGACAAATGGGAGCGACTTGGGAAGAAATATTTGAATTTATTGGTGGTGTTGTTGGAGTGTTTGTTACATTCTTCTATAACTCATTTGTAGCCATATGGAATGTAGTAGCTGAATTCGTGAACTTCTTTGGAAATGTCTTCAAGGATCCAGTAGCATCAATTAAAACTCTTTTTTTAGATCTTGCAACTACTGTACTTGGGTTTATTGAAAAAATGGCACAGGGGATAGAAGAATTGCTTAATAAAATCCCTGGTGTCAAGGTTAATATTACTAGCAAAATAACTAATTTAAGAGATAAGCTCGCTGCTAAGTCAGATAAGATAAAAAGTGAGAGTGAATTGGTAGAATTCGTGAAATCAAAGGAATTCATGGATTACTCAGAGGGATTTAAAAAGGGGAGCGAATTTGGAAAAGAATTATATGCAAAATTAGATGGGTTGGGAGACTTGTCTAATATAATGACTGATATTACTGGATTTGATATGAGCAATTTTGGGACCAGTAATAATCCTCTGCATGTAACCTCTGACGATAAGCTAAAAGTAGATATGGCTGAAGAGGACCTCAAGTATTTACGAGATATAGCAGAAAGAGACTACATTAACAAGTTTACTACTGCAACACTTGCCCCAAACATCAGCATAAAATTCGGAGATGTTCATGAAACCGCTGATGCCGATAAGGTGGCTAAAAGAATAAGAAAGATACTCCAAGAAGAAATAGCCATGGTAGCAGAAGGGAGTTATGCCTAATGAGTAATTATGCAGTTTTTTTTGACAAAGACAATGCCACCTATAGACTTCCCACTAATCCAGAGCAGATCGAAGTATCCAGCACTCAGTCTATCCAAAAATACGAAATACTGAAGCTAGGGCAAATTGCAATACCAACTCACATTGAGTTAAAAGAATATAGCTTTGAGTGTGAATTGCCTAATCGGGCTTTTCATTATGTTGAAACTTCTGGAGATTTTAAAAATGCAGATTTTTATTTAAGACTATTTGAGCAGTGGAGACAAGAGAAAGCCCCGATAAGGTTTATTGCCAGTAACGGTATTGGCGATGATATAAATACTTTGGTGCTAATCGAAGAGCTAACCATAACTGAAAAGGCCGGGGAAGAAAGGGACAAATACGTCAGTTTCCAGTTGATTGAATATCGGGAATTCGGAAAGAAATCTGTAGTGGTACCTGAACAAACTGGAACGACTGCCGTGGTTAAAAAGGAAGAACCGGCACCAACAGTAAGCCCAAAAAGCAACGGGACTCATATCGTGCAATCAGGCGATACATTATTTGCTATTGCTAAGAAATATTACGGGAATGGGTCTCAGTACTCAAAGATATACAATGCCAACAAGAGCATAATTAAAAATCCAAATCTTATCTATCCCGGTCAAAAGTTGGTGATACCACTATGATGGAATTCGTAGTGAAAGTCGATGGTAAGATATATGAAATAAGCGAGCTTGTTAAATCCGTTTCATATACAGACAAGTTGAACGATGGATGTAGCAAGCTCGAGTTTTCTTATGTAGATGATGACTTGCGAATCCAAAACGGCAGTGTAGTGCGGTTTAAATATGACGGCGCAAACATCTTCTATGGCTACGTTTTTAAGCATGGTCAAAATAAGAAGAAAGAAATAACTGTTACGGCTTACGACCAACTAAGATATTGCAAAGCAAAGGATGTAATAGTTGTCAAGAACGGCGAGACACTCTCAAACCTTGTTAATAAAATGTGCAATTATTTTGGTTTAAATAAAGGGACTATCTCTAATACAGGTTACGCACTCCCGACTTCAATCCATGATGATAAGACGTGGCTTGACATTATCTATTCCGGTATTAGTGACACATTGACAGGAAAAGGAAAGTGGTATTGCCTACGAGATGAGTTTGGTGAGATAGCCCTCAGAGACATTGAGGAACTAAAACTCCCCCTTGTATTAGGTGATGAAAGCTTTGCTTATGATTACGAATATGAAAAATCTATTGATGATGAGTTTTATAACCAGATAAAAATAGTCTCTGATAACGAGAGCACTGGAAAAAGAGATGTTTATATCACCAAAGACAGCGCTTCCATAGACAAGTATGGTCTTCTGCAATACTTTGAGGTACTGGACAAAAACGCCAATCCTTCACAGGTCAAATCAAAAGCTGACATGCTCCTTAAGCTCTATAATCGAGAAGTAGAATCTCTAGAAATGGACTGCCTGGGTGACGTGAGGGTGAGAGCTGGAAGCAGCTTTTACGGCCAGATAGAAGATATCAGGCTAAACAAAAGGCTAATCGTAAAGTCGGTTACTCATGAGTTTATTCCGGTTCATACAATGAGTTTGGAAGTGATGATATGATTAACGAAATTAAGACCATAATCCAAAACTACCTCAACAATGCAAAATTATGCAGGCTTTTGGTGGGAACAGTTACAAGCGACGGTATAAAGGTGAGCGATAAGCTCACCATACCGAATGAGCTTATAGTGGGCAATCTAAAAAGAAATCTCTATCCCGGCCAAAAGGTGAGACTGCTGCAAAACCATGGCGGGCAACAGTTTTTTATCCTGGAGGTGATCTCCGAATGATACCAAAATCATCTATAAACATTGAATTAAGTCCTGAAGAAAGCATAGAAACAAGTCGGACCTATAAAATATCAGGGAACAAAATACAAGGGTTCACAGATGAACTGGAAGCCCTAAAACAAGCTATATATAAGGTGCTGAATACTGAAAGGTATGAGTATCCAATATATAGCTTTAATTATGGGATTGAGCTTGAAAATCTCATCGGTAAAGATCCTGTGTATGTTCAAATTGAATTAAAACGCAGAATCCGGGAGTGCCTCCTTAGGGATGATAGAATTACGGAA